TATAATGAAATAGACAAACGGATGAAGGATACATTTCCTCATAAGTTTGAACAAGTTTCGCCTACTCAAATGGTTGCCTCTGCTAACAGAGGTGGACCCATTAAAGGGCGCCGTGGCACTGTGAGACTCACACCCTCACAAGTAGCTATATCAAAAAAATTAGGTGTGCCACTAAGCGAATATGCGAAGTACGTGAAGGAGTAGGCATATGATTATGAAAACACAAACGAATAATAAACTACCATCACGCGAGTCTGAAACCCGAGAGAAAGTTTCTCGAAGGAAACCATGGGCTCCGCCGTCACAACTAGACGCACCACCTGCGCCAGCTGGCTTTGTCCATCGCTGGATAAGGGCTGAATCTGTAGGACAGATGGATCAAAAAAATGTATCCGCTAGACTACGCGAAGGTTGGGAATTTGTCCGAGGGGATCAATATCCTGATACTGAATGGCCCCAAATTGATTCAGGTAAATATAATGGTGTTATAGCTGTTGGAGGTTTAATGCTAGCGCGAATTCCTCAGGAAACCGTTAAAGAACGCTCAGCTCATTTTGCACAATTAACGCAAGATAAAGATGATGCAATCGCCAACGACCCTTTGAAGGATCAACATCCTAGCATGCCCGTACAAAATGAAAGCCGGGCATCTCGCGTAACATTTGGTGGCAAGAAACCTAATTAAGTTTCCTCGCACATAAGTTACACAATTTTTACACACTCATGAGGGGTGTGTAATAACAATTTACTATGAGGAAAAATCATGGCTAATAAAGACGCGCCATTTGGTTTAAGACCTGTAGGGGAATTGGGAAGTGAAATCCAAAATGGTGGAACTTCCAAATATAAAATAGCTTCAGGTGAAACTGATGTTATTTATAAAGGTGACATTGTACAATTAGAAACTTCTGGTTGTATAACTGTAAGTGGTAATACTACTACATCAAATGTTGGAGTTTTCAACGGTTGCTTTTATAATGATCCTACTACTCAAAAACCAACGTGGAAAAATTACTACCCTGGTAGCATTACGCCTACCGTGGGTGATATTGAAGCGTTCGTCTATGATGATCCGAATAAACTCTTCATAATTCAAGCTAATGGAACATTGGCGCAAACTGCTGTTGGCGATAACGCTGACCAAGTATATGCTGCCGGTTCCACTATCAATGGTCAATCTAAATCTGAGTTAGGATCCGTCGCTGGCGGAACTGCTCAATTAAGAATTGTCAGAATATGTGAAGATCCAGATAATAGCGATATTTCTAGTGCTAATTCAAATTGGATTGTAAGATTCAATGAGCATCTGTACTACAATAACGCTGCTGGAATTTAACCTATAGGAGATATTGAACAATGGTAATTTCAAGAATGCAATTGGTCAAAGAGCTCGAACCAGGGTTAAATGCACTGTTCGGGTTGGAATACGACCGATACGAAAATCAAGCGGCAGAAATTTTCAATACTGAAAGTTCTGACCGTGCATTCGAAGAAGAAGTGATGCTTGGTGGTTTTGCCAATGCAGCTGTAAAACCTGAGGGTCAAGGCGTAAGCTACGACGATGCTCAAGAAACTTACACTGCTAGGTATACCAACGAGACCATTGCTTTGGCTTTTTCGCTGACTGAAGAAGCTGTAGAGGACAACCTTTACGATAAATTAAGCACTCGATATACAAAAGCATTGGCACGTTCAATGGCTAACACTAAACAAGTAAAAGGAGCGAATATTCTTAATAGAGCATTCAATTCTTCTTACTTAGGTGGGGATGCAAAGGAGCTTTGCGCTACTGATCACCCAACTCTTAGTGGAAACCAAAAAAACGAATTGTCAACTGCTGCTGACTTGAACGAAACTTCGCTCGAGCAAGCACTTATCGACATTGCTGATATGAAAGACGAAAGAGGATTAAAAATCGCTCTTAGAGGAATGAAAATGCTTATTCCTGTCAATCTACAATTTGTTGCTGAAAGGTTAATGAAATCTGCAGGTAGAGTAGGCACTGCTGATAATGATATCAATGCAATCAAATCAATGGGAATGGTACCTGAAGGGTATACTGTAAATAACTTCCTAACTGATACTGATGCTTGGTTCATTAAAACAGATGCTCCTAATGGACTTAAACACTTCACTAGAGCACCTATTCGAACAGCAATGGAAGGCGACTTCGATACTGGTAATGTTAGATATAAAGCAAGAGAAAGATACAGCTTCGGTTGGTCTGACTGGCGTGGAATATTTGCTTCACCAGGAGCATAAAACAATTAAGGAAGGGCGAAGTAAGTTCGCCCTTCCAATCCTAGTAAAATAGTTATGCAGACTGGCTAGGCAGACGGTATAGAGACAGCATAACAAAAGGTCTATACAACCAAGGAGAAAACATGAGTAACACGACTTTTTCGGGTCCGGTAAAAACGGGTCCAGTAATTAGCGGAGCCACGTCAGGTGGCTATCGCGGTAAAGACTTAACAGACACTAACTGGGTATCAAACTCATTAGCTCGTTATTTTCAAGAACCAACAGCGGCAGATACAGACGGTATTTGTGCTTCTCAAACAACTTCAGCAGCAGCTAATATGAATTTGAATGGAGCTTTAACTGCTACCATTAATGGTAATTCAGTTTATGCACCTTCAGTTTCTGGAACAGCAGGAACTGCTGACGGAGCGTGGGCAAGAAAAATTGGCATTACAAGTGATGGCGATGATTCAGGAATCACATTTACCATCACAGGAACAGATGTTAACGGCAAAGCTTTAAGCGAAACGGTCACAGGACCAAATAGCACAACTGTATATTCTACTAATAGTACAGCCGCTAATTTTAAAACTGTAACTAAAATCGCTACAAGTGCGGCTACCACTGGTAATATTACCATTGGAACAGCGGCTGTGGCAGCGGATGTTTATTGCAGAGCGATAGGAACTATTCCTTACCAATCTACCATTACTGGTATTAAGGTGTGGGTGGCCGAAGCGTTTAATGCTGGAACAGCAGATCCAATGGAAATTGGAAAATCTGATGATCAGGATTATTTAGCAGACATTGCTACTGGCGTTATGCGTGCAGTTACAACTACTGGTAATACTGGTGGAGCTGTAACTGTGGATGCTACACAAAATGCAGTTTGGAAAAGTGTAACTCAATCTGAGACTGGTGCAGACAGCGTTTCTTATAACTCTGATGTACAGGCAGTATTGACTTATACCCCAACTGGAGCATTATCTACAGCTGGGCAAGCATGGATCAAGATTGACTTTATGCAAGGCAAGAACCTTGCTTCAGGAGATACTTGGTAAAATAATATAACCGTGAGTGGGGTGTAATGACCCCACTCTCTTACAAGGGGAATTAATTATGGCTTTAGTAACAACTTTTGACGGCGGAAGAAAATTCATTAACCATTATACAATTGCAGCTGGCGATGCAGCTACTGCGCAAACTTTAACGATTACTGTTGCTAATTTAGGCAAGAGTGCCAATAATCAAGCATGTAGTCACTTAACTTTAAATAAAGTTTGGTATAATGTTTTCATGACCGCTAAAGCGGATGCGGTAGAATTTCAATGGGATGCTGATACTCAAATACCTTTCCTGATATTAAATGGATACGGGGATTATGATTTTAGCTCTACTGGTGGTTTAACACCTACAGTAGCTAATAAGGCAGCTAGTGGATATGATGGAAATATAACCATTTCCAACCCAGCTCGAACTGCTGGTGACACTGTATACGTTCAAATGGAATGGCTTAAACATTATGTAGCGATTTCTAGTTAGGAGGTTAAATGGCTTATTCAGGCACTAGAACCTTCAATTTAACGATAGAGGAAATCATTGAGGAAGCATTTGAAAGATGTGGTCTTGAGGTTCGTGCAGGTTATGATTTAAGAACAGCACGGCGTTCCTTGAACTTAATGTTTTCGGAATGGGCCAATCGTGGTCTTAACTTATGGACCATTGATTATGCGACGCAAACATTAACCGCTGGGAAGAATTTTTATACTATAGACCAGAAAGTATTTGATATTATTGATGCTGTTATTACTACAACGGCGGGGGCAACTGCCAATCTCGAAGGAAATAGTGATACGACTGATGTAACTATTACCAAAA